CCAATGATTGTAGTTCTTCTTTGGTCATAAAGAAGTTGTAAGTGGCAGAGTCTTGTACCACTCCGTCCTTCAAACTTTCTTGAATAAGATCAAGACTAAACAGACCCTTGGGCATCAGTACTTCATGTTTTACCATGCGTACTCTAAATCCTTCCGAATCTTTCACTGTTATTTCTTTGCGTGTGTGCGCAACTGATTCATGTAGTTCCATTATCATCTCCTTTAATTGCTTCAAATGTTCTATACTTACCCAATGCTGCAATATACTCGTCGTATAACTTCTTTAGCTTGGGATGCTTCTTTTCGAGTTTAGCATCTCTTTCTGGAATTTGCAACACTTTTTCAATGGTATCTAACCGTTCTTCTAAATCACGCCCGTTAATAACCATGTTACCTTTGACTTCTAAAGTAGGCGGATTGGTTTGATTAATACTCACGACTGGGGAGTTTTGAATAGTATTGGTGCCGGTAGTCCAAACAGTATTTGTGCCAGTTGATGTTAAAAACTGTCCGCTAGTAGTATTAGTTTTATAAACTTGTCCTATCAATTGCGGAGGCACTGCTCCGTATCCGGGCAAAGAGGTAGCAACAGTATTAACCGTGTTGTTTACGGTTTGCGAGATAGTTGTCATTGTGTATCCATTTGTTGTCTACAAGGAATCCCCATTGACGTTTGTGCGGCCCTGGCATGAACAATGTCCATGCAGTAACACCTGGTTTCAATTCCACTCTGTGATAGCTGTTGGGCTTACATATGCGGAAATGTCCAGGACCCCGCCAGTAGCGTATCTCATTAATCTTTTCACCTAGTGTATTGAATACAGGTACCCATTCATAATAGCCACCTATTAAAATCAATGTAAAGTATGGCCATGGATGATCATGCACATCATCTGGATCGCCTTTTAGAAACTTGTGAATGTAGATATTGAACAATTTATGATATCTGGTATTGAACAATATGTAATATCTTTCTAGGTATGGCTCATTTTCAATTCTGTCCATGATAATACGCCGCCGCCCTAAATTATCTAACAATTTCAAAATCATTTGACACTTTCTATCAAAGCAGTTGCAGAGAAAAATTGCTCATGTAAATCCTTTGCTTGTTTTCTAACATACGGGATCATGACTTGGTAGTTGTTCATGTATTTAATTATCTTACTGCACAGTTCTCCACGATGAAATTCGTATGCATTAAAACTTTCAGTCCATAGACTTGGATATTTGAATGTGTCCATATACATTTCTGTGTAGCTTAACCGATCTGGTACTAATGGTATAGCATCAACCACTGCACCTTCATAGCAACTGATACCAAGTGTTTCTTGCAAGTTGGCACTGAACACCATCTTAGCGCCGCCCAGCAAGTTATGATATTCATTCTTTGACAGTTGTTGATCCTGACATACTACAAATTCATATTGTGGCAAGTGAGTGGCCAAGTCTCTAAAAATATCAACTTGCTTTTCTGGCGCTATGCGATGAGGAAACAGTATAAGGTCACGCTTGGGCATGTTCTTGTATATGGTCAATGTATCCACCATATACTCCATGGGCCAGCCAGTGCGTACAAATCTTGGATCTTCACCGGCAATGATACCTGCTAGGTCTTCTTCTAGCCAGGGATTTTCCGCAGGATAATCGTGTAACAGATTGGTCACGAACATTTGAACATGAAAGTCAGTGGCAAAGTAGTTGTGATCAAATGCGTGGAAAAAACTCTTCTCAGCATTTCTTACCCAGGGTTTGTTGCCAACTAGTCTGCCTAAGAAGTCTTGAGGATCATATGATCCAGCATGCCATAATCCATGTGTGACTATTGGAATATTCAATAGTTCACTCATGTACTTTAAGTTTATGATGCCTGGATGCCAAGCATCAGTAAAAATAAAGTGGTCTCCGGGATTAACAGCACCGGAGCAGAACAAACGACCCATTTGCTCAACTTGACTAGACTTGTATATATTGGTACCACCAAAATTAAGAAAAGCACCAGGAGTAGTGGCCGTAGGAATATCTTCAGGGCCAGAGATAATTTGAACATTGTGTCCTGCCTTTTTAAGCAAAGCAGGCACATGAGTCTTCCACTGACCCGTGTACCTGGTTTCAACTGCTTCTAGATCAATTAGAAATACGGTCATTGTTGTAGGGTCGTGGATTTTTTCCTAAATACGGCTTACGCTCACCCGTAAATGGCTTCTTGGGGCGTCGAGTTTTGTCAAAATTGCGCCACTGCCAGCTTTCTCTGTTATAGAGATAGGCTTCGTTGAACTCACACAATTCCAAACGACACCAGTTGTGGAATGCCTCAAGATCCTCGAACAATTTTACAATGTCAGGACGAGTTTCCAAATAGTTGATGTCCTTGTAATTCTTAGCCATTATAGCTTTCCTTTTAATATTTGATAAATGAACCATTTTCTCCGTCTTCGGAGACCTCAATCCAAACCTCTCGGCTAGGATACTTTAGTGCGATGATGCTATGTAAATCATCTGACATCATCTCACAACTCTTGTAGTCAAGGCTTAAAGTGGAACCTTGACCATTATACAGCGATTCGAGCCATCGTTTGAACTGGATGAACTCGATGTCTCTGTCATTATGTTGCACACTGATCCACACCCTGAAATGAAAGATATGGCGGTGAGGACTAGCAAGGAACGATACATCATATTCATCTCCTGTTGCCAAGTTTGGATCTGTTGCCGCCGCTGGATAGCAGTGTATACCTTCCTTGCGGAAAGTGACCCAAATCATTTTAAGTGGTCTAATATCTTGTTTAATAATCATAGTGTTGTGTCCTGAGTGTATTGATCCCACTGTGTGTACTTGTCTTTACTCATCAAGCTCTGTAAGTGATGCGTCCACACACCAGGATTAGTAGCACCCCAAGTGCGGTCGTCCAGTTTAAGTGTGGCGTTGTAGTTTAGTTGATTAATGTAAGGTAGCTTGACACTGATCATGGGAACAAAGCGAGGATACTCATTATAAGCAGACTCTAACACACCCTCAATATGTTCAACACCAAAGTCCAAAGTCACCCAGTAGTCTTTCTTCAAGCATTCTAGGATAACATCATCCCACGGTCTGTATTCTGCTTGCGATATTGCCTTAGGATTAAAACTTTGACTAGTGCCAAAATAGATATGTTTTACTTTGCTTTCTTCAGCTTTTGTAAGAATTTCTTCGATAGGTGGCGTGCCTACAACAAACAATGTAAACATGCCATGACACACAGTATGTTCAACTTCATACCCTGTAAAGTAAACGACGCCTTGTCGTTGTTCAGTGTTTAGTCCCATTTGATATAACCTCTGCTGTAACCACTCGGACGATTAACGCCATCCGCAAACGCTTGTTGCCATTCAGTGTTACGATTATAACCTCTAGTCCAAAAACTATCAACCTCTAGATAGCCTTTTTCGATCCAATACTTAGCCATGTGCATACAATCTATAAATTGGGGATTGCGTGGACTCGGCTTGACTGTGGTAACAGCTTTCCAAAGTTGTGACTGTGCTTCTTGTTTAGACACTGCTTTGCCCACACCATCTATAATTACTGCATTATTGTTTAAATTAATCTGTGTGCCTAGCTCAAAATTTCCACTAAGGTCAACAACAACATCATAGTTTTCAATGGTACTAGTCCACAACTTATCACCCCACAAGTCCTGATTGCTTGAACCTAGTATATCCACATGGAAGATATAACCGTTAAGTAGCATGGTGTGATAGGCCACCCATGCAAGAAATCCACTGCCAATAATAAGCATACGATTATTGTCGTGTGTGCCTTGACGATCTTGCAAGTATGCTTTGGCTTGTTCAATAAGATTAATACCACAAGCCACCGGTTCTAAAATATATTTTGGATGTGCTTCGGGAACTTGCACATATTCACCTGCCCGTACAGTGTATTGATCAGCATAGGCAGGTTCACCACGTGTGGCAACATAGTCACCCACTTTTACATCTACACAATTTGCACCAACAGACATAACTTGTCCAATACCTTCGTGACCTTGCATGTGTAGTGGCAGTGGTCCAAAGTTTCCCATCATCATATCAATATCGCTGCGACACACACCAGTCATCACAGCTTTCACATAGATACTGTCTTGCGCCCAAGGCGGAATTTCATAATCCACTTCTTGGAATAAACCTTGACCTTGTGTCTGCAAACATCTTACTTTCATAAATTCTCAATTTGAGCGTGTATCCATGAGTCAATTTCATGCTGGTTTTTCCAAAATGCATCATTGTCAATGTTGTTTAGGCATTGTTTAATCATGGCACAGTAGGCTGACTCCGGACACAGTCCTAGATCAAAGGTGTCCAATTGACCCTGTGCAGTTTGGAAAAGTATTCCCCTACTGTCATAATCATTTGTTCTCCAGTTGGCAACTAGATTCCATTTGTCCGTAAAGGACATGTAGCATTCGTCATCGACATCATACACGCCATCTTTCTTCACTTGACCATAATCACTGTTAACCAGTTGATCCAATACCCAATTCTGTCTTACACCCGCGCTGGTCTTTACATCAGTTCGCCAGTTAGGGTTCATGGCCACATACAAACTCAACAAGTGAGGCATGAGATCTCTACTGACTCCACCGAAAGCCAATTTCTTTGTGGTAAACCAGGTGCCTGCGTTTGGCACACGATTTTTATTAAGCCACATGATGTCTATAGATTTACAAGCTGCTGCCTGCTGTTGCAGATCCAGGATGTTGTCTCTCCACATGTTGTTTTTTACCATGATAAATCTTGTGTATGGAAAGGTTTTACACAAAGTATGCCAAGTTTGTGAACTGGCTACTCCAGGCTTCTCAATGAAAACAATTTTACTGATTGGGGCCACCTTTGCAGCCAGTTCAAAATGAGTGAAGTTTGGTGTGCAAATGTGTGCAGTATCAAACTTGCCATGCATCAAAATGGCTGAGTCCACACTGGACCACATGGCACCTTTGGTAGGATCAGGATCCACAGTAATCACTTGATGATCCAGGGATTCCAGCACATCTTTGTACAACTGGCCAATACCCATGCCCACTACGATGCTAGTCTTCATTTGTGAATTTTCGTCCTTCTTGCCAAGTCTTGATCATGCGATTGACATCCTCCATGCGCTCCTGTACCACTTGAGGAGCAGCTCGTTCCAATTCTTTGAGATGGTAATAACTGGGATAATGACGCAAACACCATCTTGCACCGTCGCGAATGTCTTTGGGCACCCTTGGGGTTTTTTTTGGATCCAGTAGACTTTGCAAAAACTCTTCTGTTCCCTTTATGGATCTAAATCTTTCATCAGGTAATGTCATGTACACCAGCCTCTAATTCGTCTAGTTTATCAATTGCAGACTCGTCAAAATCTACTTCTTCGTTAAATTGTACAGTATCTGAAGATACTTCGTCAAACAAAACGGAGAACATGCCGCTGGCATTGACGGTTTTCTTGCCAATGGCTCCTCTAGTGCCTGGAATGGCCTGCCAAAATTTATCAAAACTATCAATAATGGAGATAGCTGTTTCTCTATCCTGCGCACTAAAGATAGCATCAACCACATCCTTGAAATAGATTCTGTCAAATTTTTCATCTACCAGCATTGCTGGGCACAATCCAGCATCATATTGACGGTTGGCTTCTTGCACACTGTGCAAATGCAACCAAACATTATGAGCCATCATGATAGCATAAGTAAAACTATCCCACGAAGTCTTGCCTTCCTTGCCAATCTTGTTTAGATCGCCAGGTCCGTAGATGCAAATTTCATTAACTCGAACACCGTCCATGATGGGACTAGTGGTGAACGAATTGAAATGTTTATCCTGTACTAGAACATCTTGGAAGAGACGGGTATCTTTGGCGTATTTTTTATTGTCAAGACTGGGCAACATGCGATAAAGCCATTTTTGTCTATCGACAATTTCTGTTTGCACATATATCTGTCCGTTGGCTGTAGCAAGGAACGGGGAGGCGCAGTCAAAAGATATGGTAAAGTTTTCATTGTGGTATTTCCTTATTGCACGTTGAATGTCAGTGAGCAAGAGTGCCCATTCTAATTTACTAGTGCCCAGGAAGTGCATCCAATCTTGGTGACCTTTTTCAAGCAAGCCATCAAATTTCAATGTCACTAATCTTCTAAGGACCAAGTCAACATCACACATGTTCTGGCCGCCCATGGCCCAACCGTTGAATGGTTTGTCATATTTTTTAGGATCACAAAAGTCTTTCATTTGTTGATACCAATCTTCAGCTTGGCCATGATTCTCGCCTTGCAACACATTTAAAAACTTACAAGCTCCTGTGCGATGCTTGATAAAATATTCGTTGTTGTATTTGGTAGCTGCAACAGCCTGCGGATAATCAGCGACTCCACTATTCTTGGCGCCCACAGGACTCCGACCAACCCATGCTGGAATATCCAGTACCATGCCGTAGTCCATGAGTGCATCCATCCAGGTCAACACTTGTTCACGCTTCTTTTGTGCCGCATTCAGTTTGGCTTGATAAAGCTTCACATGATCCACTTTGTTGAATTTTGGATTGCCATGTTTATCTGTTTTAGGGTGTCCAGTTGGGTGTACTTGTGCTACTAGTTCAATACCTTTGGCAACAGCTTCTGCCATGCGCTTGGCCACCACTGGACCGTCGGGATCATTCCACTCACCTTCCCATACACCTTTACCAATCTGGAATCCACCTGAATCACCCAACACCCAACTGGTTGAGCGATCCCTATTACGGAACATATCTTCGCTAGGATCTGGTTTGGTCAAATCCAAATTTGCATGACCTGCTGAATACAAACAGTGGTCAAAGTAAAATGCCGCATTAGGATTCAAGTAGTTCATAGCTTCAATCCCCATAGGCCCAAAGCTGGCAGGGATACGGCTGGCGTCCACATAGTTTGCATAACGCTGCTTGCCTATGTAGGTGCTGAAGAATCCCGATGTAGCCGGCAAAAAATAAGCATAGTCGGATTGTGCCTTAGATAAATTCTTGTTCAATTTCTCCCCCAGTTGATTTTTAGCCATAATCTTTCCATGGCATAATGTACAGCGGTTAAAATAACATGTATAACGACAGCATCGCTTAAACCAGTCCAGATAGCGGTTATTAACAATGCTATTATTCGATAACTTATTGTTCTAACTACAGTGCGTTTATGCAGTTCGGTCATTATTTGCTTTGTGCAGGCAAAATGTATTCATACTCAGTAATGCCACTATCCACAGTGATTTGCATGGCTCCTGCATCGGCAATACGCATGGTCTTGTCACCTGCTAGATTAAGTATGCTTTGCACCTGAGCCACTGGCCAACTCCATGTTTGTTTCAGTTTGCCTGAGATGCCACTTTGGAATGTGAATGATCCAGCATGAGTGCTGGCATCACCGAACTTGAATACTAAACTGGTACCATCTGTGGACACTTGAAAAGTTTGTTCTTCAGTGTGTGCCGCCGCCTGAAACTTCAAACGCTGTATACTGGCCACTGTGGGATTAAATTCAATATCCCACTTGGCACCCTTGAATTTCACAGTTTTCATTTTTTCAGCAATGATGTCTTGATTCATGAACCGATAGTCGTTTTCAAAGTCGCCTGTGCTGTTTTGAAAGTGCAAGCCAGTGGGAATTTCCTCACCATTGCGTTGTTGCGTAACCACCTTGATAGTGGCATTTTCTTTGTATTCCGGACATTTCAAATGTATATCTAACTTGTTGAGATTGGGCATGCCAAAAACACCATCCAATCCATCAACTGGGTCCTTGGACTTGGCATTAAGGATCACACTGCGATCTTCAGCCATGCTCTCCACTACGGTTTCTTTGTTGGTAGCACTGATCTTGATCAAGGGCAAGAATCCCAAGTTGTGAGTGTGTGCTACTAGGTCTTGTAAAAAGTCTTTCATATGATTCTCCTTAAGTTATGATTATATAGGTATTTTTCAACTGTGTCTATTAGTTTTTGCTTCAAAATTCAAACAGGCTGTTGAAGGTATTTTTTTCTTCAGTGCTGTTGATGTCCCAATTCAGTACCCCGATTAGGTTATCCAGTTTGTTGTCGATGATTGTTTGTTCCATCTCAGCATGATCAAATGCCAGATCTTTGAACCACTGCGGCAGCCTAAGTTCGTCTACTGGATATGCTACACTGGTATATCCCAAGGGATTGGGTTTGAGTTTGCACACAATCACCTTGGCACCATCAGTGATGCCCATGCTGTATTTGTCACCATACATTCTTTTGAGAGTGTTCCAGTTGATGCTAGCTCGCACATGCCCTGGCATATTGGCCTTGCCTTGTTTGAATTCTTTGCCTTGATATTCTGTGATTTTGTTGGCTCTCTTGGGACTGCCTTTTTCCCAGCCAGGGCGAGCTTTAAATTTGATGCGGAACTCGCTGATCACATCCAACACTTCTTGCTCGCCTTTGCCCATGAGCACCATTTCCAACACCTGGCTTAGAAAGTCCTGTATGAATTCAGGCGTGTCTGATCGTTTGAGATCAAGACCCATGGCCTTGATCTTGCCGGGCTTGCCATCCACATCTGTACGCTTGCCTTCTTTGTCGTAGTACAGCACAGCATAACGCTTCTTGGTAATGAAAAGTCCTTTCACAGCCACTATCTCTCTACCAGCCTTGATCACTTCACCTCTGGTCTTGGGACAATGAAAATTGTCCAGCATGAATTGGGGGAATGTTGCGTTTACTTCCTCGCTGATCTGATCATACAACTGAATGATATTTTCTTTGCTCCAGGCAATAGAGCCTGCTGAGATGTCTTTCTGCAATGTTTTGTATGCTGAGAAATAGCATGAGTCTGTGTCACCATATATAATGGCTTTGCCCACATAGTTGTACTCACCTGCAATTATTTCATTTACCTTGCCAGCCATGTGTTTTACAATCTGACGACCAGTTAGAGTGGTACTTTGTCCAATGCGTTTGTCAAAGAATCTGCAACCACTATTTAGAATGGCACCATACAGACTGTTGAGGTTAATCTTTTTCACCAATTGTCGCTTGTCCCAGTATTCCTCCTCTACCTTGTTGCCGGCCTTGATGGCATCTTTGAGTTTGGCCTGCATATCTTTGCGTTCTGAATACCAGCGTTTGAGCAAGCCGGGAATGATGCCTTCTTTTTCATAGGTAAAGATAGTGCCGTTGGCACTCAACATCCATGGTTGATTACTTTCGAATATAAGTCTATAAACTTCCGCTGCACTTAACACATCACTAGATCCATCTTCCCAGTCTACAGTGATGTCACTGCCAATCTCCTGATTCATTACTGCGGAGTATTCCAATGAACCAAATATGCCTTCCCATGCGGCTGCAAAGCTGGCTCCTTTGGCCATCTTGGTTTCTATGTATTCGTCTGTCATGGTTTGCCGCAGTTGCCCTATAATTGTTTCAGGCCCCATGTTGAGTGCTCTAATGGCACTGGGATATAGACTGTTGATATCCAAGCTGCCTATCCAGTCATGTATGCCTTCTTTGGGCACTGCCACATAAGCACCAGCGGCTGCACTGTCTTCTCTTTCACTTTTCTTGGTTCTGTTGGGCACCTGCATGCCTCTACGATGTGCTTCGTTGATAATGGCCTGCTCTGTTACTGCCACAGCACCCATGGTAGTCTGTAGCAACACAGTACATTCATGAGCCAAGGTGTTGGCTAGATCCATGAATTTCAATTTCTTGTCTAAGTCATCCAGCAGTTTGCAGTCATTTATGTTGTATTCCACAAATGTTTTGAAATCATTGTTGTACAACTGATCCAGTGTGCCTTCATATTGTGTTTTGCGTTGCCCCAGTTCATACTCTGCAATAGCATCTAGTCTATAGGTGTGCCGTTCTTCGTAGGTGTACTTTCTGTAAAGTTCCAAGTAGTCCAAGTGTACGCGACCTATATAGTCATAGGTGGTGCTCAATCTTCCATATTTTTCATACTCTCTGCGCTTGGGCATTTGATCAAACAGACAAAATCTGCGTGTGTCTTCCTTCGACAACACCTTGGTCACGCGATTGGTTGTATAGGGAATGTCAAATCCTTCTGAATTCCAACCGCTGATCACATCCGCATCTTGAATGAGATCTAGAAACATGTTCAGCAAGTCAGCTTCGTTGTCAAACAGGTATGTGTTGGGAAAGTCCTTGACCATGTCTTTAGCCGCCTCCATTTTGAGACCCTTGGGAGGAATGGCCATACACACCATGGTTTCGAGCCATTGCAGGTACACAGCGATAGCAGTGATTGGCATGAACGCATCGTCGGGGCTAGCATAACCTCGCTCGGGATCAAAGTCTACTTCAATGTCAAAAAATGCCACATTGAGTTTGGGTGCATCTTGGTTGATGTAGTTTTCACTCAGCGTGGTAAAGATGGGATTGATGTCACTTTCGTACATCTCTTTGCCACTGTTTATGGCCTGTTCTTTGCGTAGCTCTTTGGTATTTTTGCAAGCGATGCGAGTGAGGGCATCGCCATATATGCTTGTGAATTTGCCGCGGGCATCTTTCACATAAAATGTGTGGCGTACGGGAATATCTCGAAATTCCCTTTCACCTTTCTTGTTGCGTTCAACCACTCTAACGATGTCGTTCTCGCGGTCAAACCATGCGTCTACATAGCTCATAAATTAGTCCTCTTGAGATTTAGGGCTCTCAAATACCTTTACGCGGTTTACTGGCCCGCCTACCTTTACAGATAATATTTATTAGATGCGCTTGGTGATGTCCAAAATAGCTTCAATTTCAGCCCAGTCTTCATTGTAAGCTGCCCAGTCGCCCTTGTGTGCTATCTTGATTGCACGATTGATCACGCTGGGTTTTACTTGTAGTTCTTCTGCCACGGCCTTTACTGTTTCTTTGAGCCCAGTTTGTAGATCTTCAACTTCTCTCAATACTGTGCTACCTTCGGAAATTAATCTTTCCAATTTGGCTTTTTCTTCTGGCCCGTAACTGCGTCCTGACATGAGGTCTCCTAGTGTATGTTGTAGTTTACTACATTTGCAAGTGAGATGCAACCTTTAGAGGTGGAAATGGCAGAAATTAATCTGCCATTGTTTTTCACTTGTTGAGGGCTATTCTCAACCAACGGGCCAGTTCTGCGTCAGTGTTCTGTCCTTCGTTTTGTACAGGAACTGATGTGTAGTCATTGGCGGAAAATGAACCCTTGCCGTTGGGATCCCTGTTTCTATAAACTTTGAGATCAGAATATAATGAACCAGCTGGTTTGGCTGAAGAATCATTTGCTATATCGCCTTGATAGGTTGCAGCACTGTTAGCATCCAGCGGGCTTGTGCCCAAGCCTTTGGCCTGACTGATGGCATCACGAGCTGATCCAATATGTTGATTAATACCAGGATCTTCACTGTCTCCGTATCCGCTGATTATTTTTTCCATTTGCGCTATAATTTGCATTTGCTCGGGTGTGAGGCCAATCGGCATTTGTGGCTTTGCTGCTGAATCATCATTTTTATTGTTGGGCACTGCATTGTTATTTGATGATGTGGTTTTTTCTAGCTCCGCTGATTTGTCTGAACCTGGTGTCAACGCATAACCAGCTCCGACCCCAGCTATAATTCCCAATGCTGTGGCTTTAACCTGATTGTCTTTGATCCACTGAGATAATTTACCGCTCTTTTCCGCTGCTTCAGCTTCTGCTTTTGCAGCAGGTAATGTGTTATAATCGAATCCAGGCATGGGTTTTAATGGCTGGGTGGTACCCATGGTTTGATTGGTTTGTGCTTGTAAATTCTTTATGGTGTTTGGGTTTGATACATCTGCCTTATTGATGATGCTGTTTGATGTGGATGCATCTTTGGCTGCTGCACCTGCACCTGCCTCTAACTCTTTGGTGGCAGCTTTTAGTGTGCCAGGGCTAATGCCTAGGGCTTCATCCACTCTATCCAAAACAGCTAACCTATCTCTAAGAGTGCCAATTTGTTCTGCCACACTTTCTTTGGGCATGGACATGGCAAGTTTCTGCATGGCCTCTGCAGTATTCTTGCCCATTATGCCATCAGCCACCAAAGGAGAACCGTCTATATTTTTGGCACCTTTGGCGATCAATCGTTGCTGTAGATCATACACCCGTTGATCACCGTTGATAGCCATCTTGGGTTTGGCGCTAGAACTGGAACTGTCTTTGCTGACAGCATTAAGTAAAGCATCGTATTTGCCAGCCTTATAATCTCTAGTGGCATTTAGTGCATCTAGGCCGAGAGCAAATGGAATACCAATGCCAGTTAGACCCAATGCTCCACTCAATCCTGCAATGCCAGCGCCCAGATAATCGCCTTCCTTGCTTCGTTCGTACGCATCCTTGGCACTGAAGGCCGTGTTTACACCTGGAATGGCCTTTCCAAACAGTTTCCCAGCCCCTGTTAGTGCTAGGCCTGCTCCAACCGTTGGAGCAACTTCTGCGCCCACAGCCTTGGTAACATTCCATGCTTGATCACCATTTAGTTCATTCAAGTGCTGATAACCAAAACTTTCCAGCAATGCATCTGCCAATCCCAAGTTGTCACTTTCAGCCATTTTCACAGCATATGGTTTGCCTCTCCAATTAAATTGTTTTTCTCCTTTGGCTCTGGCATCTGCAAATGCCTTACCAAATGTCATGCTGTCTCTGTTAATATCAGCTTTGACTTCATCTGGTTTGGCTTCACTGCCCGAGTCACTTGATGTACTGTTGTTGGGTGCGGTGTTGGCTGGAGTGGCTGGTGCACTTGATTTTTGTTTGATAGTGGTCAACAACTGTTGTGTCAATGCATCCAACTTTTTCATGTTGTCGTCATAGGGTTCCACAGCATCTGGTTTCTTGGGTGCGCTTGCTTGCCCTATAGTCGCCAAAGCTGATGCATCCACAAAAGCATAACCGTTACGATTAACGATCTGCAAACCGCTTGCGCGAATACGATTGCCGTCTTTGATGCTTTCTGCAGGACCGCCAGGTTGCATCCACTTGAAAGGATAACCTCTGGGATTTGTTTGTCCACTAACGGCGCTATCTTCACCGTAAAAAATTTGACCAGTCTTTGGGTTGATAGCAACACCAAAACGAGGTATTGCGTTCATGGGTGTGTTGGCCATTTTTTTCACATCTGCAACTGCTGTTGCACGGGCTTTCTGTTTCTCCCTTGCATCGGCCATGGCATTAAAGTCGCCCTGTGCATCTTCGCCAATGGTATCTAGCTGTTTTATTAGATCTTTCAAGTGCATGATTATTCCAATTTGTTGTTTAGATTAAGGTTTTTCAGTGTGCGTCTCTTGGCATTGACCTGCTGGATGGCACTGCCTTCGCCTATTTCCTTGGGTATGTTGCCAGTACGACGGCCACCTATTTTGCGTATCGTTGATAGCTCTTCGATGCCATGTCTTATCTGCTCAATGTTCATGGCCAGTTCAGGAAAGTGACTAGCTATGCCTTCCCACACCAGAAGTTCGTTACTCTGTGCCCGTTGGGCAAGATCAGTCAACTGGCTGCGAGCTCTCATGATTCTGTATTCTATACTTGCGGAATTGGCCTTGGCATGACTGTGTACCCGACTGGCCATGGGGTTATTTTTATCAAAGTCTAAAGGGGCTTCCGACACAGTGCTTTGAATACCGGGATAGCCTGCACCTGGCTTGAATCCACGAGACTGTCCTGAGATATCTTCAGCTACATCTTCACTTAATTCGTCATCCGAAAACTCCATGTAGTCATATGGTCCCCACTTTTGACCTGTGCGACTGTCTATGGTGTCATCGTGATCTGCATATTCATAGTAATCGTCACTGTAGATTTCCACACCGTCAAAGTCACCATTGTAGTCAATGTGATACTTGCGCATCTTACCATCTTTCGCAATGACACCAAGTTGCAGTAGTCGTTCAACATCTTGTTGGCTCTTGATACCTTTTTGCAGGCTGCCAGAGTCAAAGGTGCCGTTGTACCAGGCCGAGGCCAACTCTCGAAAATAGTTGCCATCTGCGCCGCCACCTGCTGCATATTCGTTTAAAGAGCCTTCCAATTGCCCAGCTTTCTTCATTTTTTGAAATTGGGCGCCAGCAATTCTTGCACCTTTTTCGCCGCCGCCAGCCTTCTTGGCCAAGGCTTTGAATCCAGTGGTCTTGTTGTTGTGTTTGCCCACGTCGCCTTCCTCTATGCCTTGTCCTGTTGCTCGTAAATCTGCAACCTTGCAGTTAAAAGTTTTGCCACCCATGGGCGAAGGTATATGAATTCGAGCCTGTGTACCATCTCGGCTCATAGCCTCTATACGAGCACGTTGTTCAGTAGGCTTGTATAATACTTTATCGCCTGGTTTTAACTGAACTCTAGCAACTGTGGTTGTAATTTGTGCAGGACCAGTATCGCCCACAAAGCGTCCTTCGGGACCAAAAGGATCATCACGGCCCAATGTACCATTTTGTTTTAGTCGAGCACTGACTTCGTCCTTGACTCTAGTACCTGCTGATCTAAGCGTGCCTAATGGGATGGCTTCCGCTACACCTTTAACAGTATAGTCTGGACGACTGCGACCTGTTTCCTGATGTAGGTCTTTGAGTGCTTCTATGGCTTCTTCTCTACTGTCAATAAAATCATATCCACGGTCTGCACGATAGTGAAAAGCACCC